TTCCAATACCGCCTCGTGGACCTACTTCATCGATAGTGATACAAGTTGTTGCGCTTGCATCATAGTTCCATCTTGTGTGGTAGTTCGAGTTTGCACTTCCACCTGGCTTCCCGTCGTGCTTGATTTCGTAGCCGTTCTTGAAGGCGTCATCGACGGGCTTGTCTACGAGCGTGGAGGCCCAAAACGTGCGATAGAGCCAGCGGATGTCGTTGAGGTGGGGGTCGCCCATGAGGCGACGCGGGTCCACTTCGTCGGCGGAGTCGCCAGGATCAGTACCGACACCAGGCTCACGCTCCTCTGTCGTCTCACTGTACGTGTGTGCGGCGACCTTGCTCGTCTCGAACGAGGTCGTCGTGTCGGTGCTTGCTTGCGTTTCGTCGTCAGTCATGTGTTAGTACCCAGTGCGGTTGTGTCCGCCGATTTTCTTGAGTGTGCGGGTGGAGCCGAAGCGTTCTGCGGCCATCCACATATAGGTGAACGCCTGGAAGGCGTCGTCGTTGCGGTCGGACATCACCTTGAGTTTCTTCTTGCCGTCTGGCGTCTCACTACGGTCGGTGTAGGGCGCAGTGAGGTGGTCGATGAGCCGCTGGCGCGTGCCCTCGTGGCCGTCCGTGAGGTCGCCTGCGGGAATCTTGATACGCCCGTCCTTGAAGTGAGACACCATGTTCTCAATCATGTGAGTGCGGGCGACGGTACAGAACGCGGAGTCCTTGTACCCGCTCTCGGAGAACTTCGGCTTGTTCTTGTCCTTGATGTTCCCGTAGATGATGCCACACACCTGGTCCCACCCGTCGTCGTTCCAGATGTTGTTGCCCTCTTGCAGGTCCTCGCGCTGTTTCGAGCCGTATCCCTCGTCCACGGACACGCGGTCCACCTGGTAGTCACGGATTCGTTGTTCGACCTCCTCCAATTCGTCCTGCTTGTTGAGGTCGGGGTCGAGGAAGTCGATGTCGCGCACGACGATGCGAGAGCCAGTCTCGTCCTCAATGCGTTCACCGACGACGAGGACCGTCTCGGACGCGCCTTGAGACGAGCCGCCGCCCCAGTCCACGCCCATCACGACAGTGCTGTCGTCGTACTGACGTTTGTCGGTGAAGCCGCGGTCGAAGTCGAAGGCGTCCTTGACGTGCTGGTCCGAGAGAAGGTCGTTCTCGGGCGTGTAGAACTGCGCCAGAACCTCGTTCTTGAACTTCTTTTCCGTGTATTTCTGGCGCTTGAACTCAATTTTGGCGTCGTCGTGGAGCGGACTCGAATACTGGTCGATGTGCCAGCCAGTGACCGTGTAGCCCTCGATTTTCGAGGCGGCCTCTCGCTTGCGTTCGATTTCGGCTTCGAGTGCGTCCTGGTCTACCTCGTCGTTGCCGATGAGGGGCTCCAGTTCGTCGGCCTCACGCTTGAGGTCACGGCGACGCTCCTTGAGTTCCTGCGGGATGAACTCGTCGGACTCGGACTGTTCAATCCAGTCCTTCTCGTCGTCGTCCCAGGTTTTCTGGTCCGACATCTCCCACAGGTCGTTGAAGAAGGAGTTGGCCATCTTCGGCGTCCCGATGACCACAATCGTGGGGAAGTAGGGGACCTGCGGCACGCTCTGGTCCACTGCTTCGAGGAACGTCGAGAACATCGACTCGTCAACGTCCTGAAACTCGTCAATGATGCCGACGTGGCCGTGCAGACCACGGAGGGCGTCACCTTCTCCCCAGGCGGAGCGGGCCTTCACGTCGGCTTCGACGTGGACCTTATCGCCGTTCTCGTTCTCCAGGGCGCGCTCGAACTTCTGGTGGCTGACGTTGTTCTTCGAGCGCAACTGCTCCATCCCCGAGTTCTTGACGACGCTCTTGAAGCGGTCCATGACCTCTCCGAACTGCTCCTGTCGTGGAGCGGTTACGTCCACCTCGATTATCGGGAACTGGCTCACGCCCCAGTCAGCGATGCCGACTGCGGTCGTGGTCTTGAGACAGCCACGTGCGAAGTTGAGAAGAACGATGTCTCCCCAGTTGCCTGGCACGAGCGGGCCGTCGTCGTGGGCGAGGTAGTGGAGGAACTTCTCACCCGTGTCGTCGTGGAAGTCGTACCCCCGTGTCGGGTCGTTGGGGTGTTGCCAGAAGTTCCTCATGTAGAGGCGGATGTCGTGCGGCAACTTCTGCCGTAGTTCGTCTGGCATCCCCTCGTACATTATTCGACCTCGCGCCGAGTCGTAGAGTCGGCGCTATGCATAGGAGCCGTCATGGCTCCGATACCTCGATTTCAGCCGCGGCCTCACCTTCCGCCTCCAGTGCTTCCGAGAAGTCCACAGCCGTCTCTGAGACGCTCTCAGCGCCGTCAGAATCGCCTTCGTTTGCGGATACGTCCAGAGTGTAGTCGTTCTTCTGGAACGTCACCACGCCGCTGTCAGCGTCGTCTATGGCGACGCCACCATTCTTGAGGTGCTCTTTGATGTCCTTGGCGACACGGGAGATAGGCAGGTGGAGGTGATGTTCGGTGTTCTCGTAGTGAGTGTCAGTAATCTGACCCTCCATGTCAGCGGAGTCCGAGAGCGTCTTGACGGCCATTCCCTCGGAGAACACGGCTTCCTGCATGTTCTGCGACATGACCTCCTTGAGGGCCGCCGTCCAGAGTTCGTTCGCGTGGAACGAGAGCGTGTCGTTCGACGGAAGCGGGAGAACAACGTCGATGGCGTCCTCCTCGATGAGATTGCTGTCAGTCGTGTCGATGATGCGTTCGGCCTCTACGATGTCGAAGTCGTGGCGACTCAACTCGAACAGGCCACCGACTATCTCGACGGCGAACAGGAACTTGGCGGCGTCAAGTTTCTCCGCGAAGTTCACGTAGTTCGTTGCGAAGTAGCCGTGCTTGAATAGTTCGTGTGCTCGTTCCATAAGTGCTTCTCTGGATTTGTGGTTTCGGCAGTAGTCGGAGCCGTCGTCCACGAATATGGATTCGGGCAGTGCGGTACAGTAGCGGATTTCGCCATAGCGGTCGTTGTAAAACTTCAACGGCTCGCCACAACGTCCACTCTGTGGCTCGGCGCTTCCTGCCATCGGGGCCAGTGCAAACTCCCCATGCTCGTCCCGACCGTAGACCTCGCTGTCCTGCTGGAACAGTTCCACGTCGTCGGGAACCGTGTCAGGCACGCGGTCTTGTAGTTCTGACTCGCTCTGCGAGTCATTCACCGTGACGACATCGCGTCGCGAGTCGTAAGGTTCTTGGTTGTCCATGAGCGCAAAAACGGTATGGTCGGGGTGGCGGGGCGTCGCGGTCCCAAGCGCGGACGCCGACTGTGCGGGCCTCGCGGCCACGCGAGGGTCGCTCTCTCCGCTGTGCGGAGCACAGCGACCGAAGCCCGCGGAACGGGCTTCAGTTAGACCGTAGTAGGAGTGAGGTTCTTAAACGACTACTGTTTGGATGGGATACGTTCGCGGACGAGTTGGCGGAGGCGCTTCATCGTGTCGAGGTCCGCGCGGCCCTCATCGTTCGTGAGGCCAACTTTCTCCATGTATTCGCGGAAGTCGCTCTCGTCCTCTATCCAGCGCCCGTCCTCGCGCGTGACTACGTTCGTGGTGGCGAGGATGACCTGCTCCGACGAGTAGTACCCGAAGGAGTTGACGCTCATCACGTCCATCACGAGGTGCTTCACGCGGTTCTTCTGTCCGTTCGTGAGGTCGAGTTGCGAGCCGATGATTCCAACGAGTCTGCGCTTATCTTCCTCATTATTTTGTGAACCGCGAGACTTGCCAGAGCCGTTGACATGCTCGCCCTCCTGTAGTCTGAGGGCGCGCTTCAACTGCTGTGCCTGGCGGCGCGACGTGCAGTGCTGGTCGATGTCGCGCTCGTAGAACGTCGTGCGCGTCTCTGCTCGCTGGTCTTTCGTCTGGTACTCCTCGCCGTCGTACAGGTCGTCTATCTCGTCGCCCGCCCCATCGCCTTCACGACGAGCGACCTCGTGCTTGTAGACTCCCATTACTATCGTGCATAAACATACGAGCGCCATCCATAAAAGGGTTTCGATTCCATCTACTGGGGTACGC